CAGTAAAAGACGATAAAAATTCTTGTAGATCTCTTACTCTCATTTTTTATTTTCCGCAACAAGTCTTTCAATTTCTTTTTCTAATTCTGCTATGATTCTAATATGCTCTACAGCCTGATGACTCATCTCTGCAATAATTCTTTTAGAACCATCTAATAGATTTTTAGTTTGAATGTATTCAGATTCCTTCTGCTTCCATTCCCATATTTCTTTTTGATGTAATTCTGCCATCAAAGTTAAATCATTAGGACCTCTATCTTCATTTGTCATCTTAGAATCGTTTTCGTAGCTCATATCTTCTCCATGTTCTTTCGCATTTGTATATGTACGTTTGTCTTTCATACCTTGACAATATAGGACTATTACCTTAAAAAGTCAATATGGGAGTTCCAAAAAGATTGACAGAAATGCAAAAGAGATTCGCCGAATATTTAATATTTGGTGGACCAGAAGGACCAGTGTCAAAGTCAGAAGCAGCTGAACTGGCAGGGTATTCCCCTAAACGTTCACGTGTTGAAGGTAGTGAGTTAACAAATCCAAGACTATCACCTCTAGTGGTACAATATATTGGTAAGCTACAGGATGAACGATTACAGAAACATGAAGTTAGTTATTCAAAACATATAGCTGAACTAGATAGAATTAAACAAGCAGCTCTAAAGAAGGGCTCATT